TGGGAGCTGGCCGCGCTGTGCATCGCCTCCAACACCCTGCTCGAAGACCAGGCCGTGCAGCTGGACCAGTTCCTCACCATGCTGTTCGGCCTGACGGTCGGCTGGTTCACCGAATACGCCTGGCTGCAGGGCAACGGCGTGGGCAAGCCGCTCGGCATCCTCAACGCCGGGGCGCTCTTGCAGGTGACGCGCGAGATCGCCAGCACCGTCACTTACATCGACATCACGAATATGTGGGCGTCGCTGTGGACGATGCTCCAGAACGAGGCTTCTGTCCTGTGGCTGGCGCACCCCAGCGTGTACGCCCGCATCCTGCGGCTCAACGACGAGTCGGGCGGCACCGCCGGCACCAACAATCAGGGCCGCATGCTCTTCGTCCCGATCAACCAAGGGGCACAGGAGTCGGTGGACCACGGCAAGGGCCCGACGCACCGCGGCTACCTGCTCGGCGCCCCGCTGTACCTCAGCGAAAAGCTGCCCGCCCAGGGCACGTCCAACTGCCTGCTGCTCCTGGACGCCTCGAAGTACATCGTCGCCCCCCGACTCGAAATCGTGGTCGACGTCAGCGAGCACTACAAGTTCGGCAACAACCAGACCACCTGGCGGATCGGCTACCGCGGTGACGGCCAGCCGTGGCTGTACAGCGCGATCACGCTCGCGGACGGGACCAAGACCGTTTCCCCCTTCGTGTCGCTAACCCAGTGAGTTGCATGGCGCTTGACCTCTCGCAAATCGAAGGCCATCGACCTGCGCCGCGCAACGGCAAGGCGCAGGTGGACGACGCCGTGCGCAAATTCCGCGCGGCCCGCGCCGATGCCCGGCGGTTCCACAAGGCCGCCATCGGCGACGTGGACCCCGACCACTGCTTCTGCGACTGGCTGGGCAAGGTCGGGGCCGGCGACGCGGCCGGCATCCGCAAGGAGTACGGCCGCACCCTCGACTACGCCTTCCCGGACGTGCTCGACCGCACCGGCGTCCGCTCCAAGGCGGCGCTGTCGGAGAGCGCCAGCGGCCTGTCCGGCGGCTATCTGGCGCCGCCGGAGTTGGCCGACGAGTTGATGGGCGACGTGAGCGAGGAGGCGTTCGTCCGCCCGCTGGCGCGCGTCATCGACATGGCCTCGGCGTCGCTCAACTTGCCCTGGCCCGACGCCACGACCACAACTGGTACGGCGGGCGTGCCCACCTTCTTCGGCGGGATCCAGATGTTCTGGACGGGCGAAGCTAAGGCGCGGGCTGAGACGGAGCCGAAGTTCCGCCAACTCCAACTGAAGGCTTACGACCTGTCGGGCGTCGCCCTGATGAGTAACCCGCTGACGCAGGACGCGCTGGGGATTAACGCCTGGCTACGCAACCTGTTCGCCCGTTCGATCGCCTGGTTCGAGGACTACGCCTTCATGCAGGGCTCGGGCGTGGGACAGCCTCTCGGCGTACTCAATGCCCCCGCCACCATCAAGGTGACGCGCAACGCCGCGAGCCAGGTCAAGTACGTGGACGTGGCGGCGATGGACGCCGATCTGTTGCCGCACAGTTTCTTGCACGCGATGTGGCTCATCACCGTGTCGGCGATGGTGCAGGTCACGCAGCTGATCGACGCCAGCGGCAAGACGGCCTGGACGCCGAACTTCCCCAACTATTTCGAGGACGGCAAGAAGTCGGGCGCGGCCAACCGGAGCATCGGCATCTTGTTTAACCGGCCGATGTACATCACGGAAAAGCTGCCGGCCTTGGGCACGCTAGGCGACGTGATTTTGTTCGATCCGAGCCTGTACGTCATCGGCGACCGCAAGGCGGTCGAGGTCGCCGTCAGCACCGAATACCCGACGGCCTACCCGAATTACCAGACGGCCTGGCGCATCCTGGAGCGCGTGGACGGCCAGCCGCTCGTCAACAAGTCGATCACGCTCCAGGACCAGGCGACGGTAGTCTCGCCCTATGTGGTCCTGAATTAACCAGGCGGTTTTTCCGCCGCATCCTCCGAAGGGGAAAGACCGATGCCCGGCTTTACCGAACAGATGACCCAGGAACTCGCCCTCCTGGACACCATCAACTCGCAGACGAGCAGCAACAACAACATCAACTCCGGCAGCCCGGCGCCGATTGATATGAGCAAGGTCAAGCGCGCCTTTTACATCCTCGCCATCGAGAGCGTGGCGAGCGGCGTGATTTCCGCGCAGCTGCAGAGCGCCCAGAACAGCAACTTCAACGCCGGCGTGCACAACATCACGGGCACCAACAGCGGCAACTTCAACACGAATAACCAGGTCGCCACCTTCGAGGTTCGCGCCGATCAGGTGGCCAGCGCCAACGCCAACGACCGGTACGTGCGCCTGGCGGTCACGACCAACGGCAACACGACTTTCTACGCGCTGGGCCTGGGCGGCCAGGCCGAGCAGCGGCCGGCGGGGGCGAATTACAACTTTAATTCCACTTTTTTGGCCGGCCAGTTCGTGGCCAACACCTGAGAGGGATCGAGCGGATGGTCGGAACGGAAGCGAGGCCGCGCAACGGCACGGGCGAGCGGCTGGTGCGCGGCTGGATCTCCCCGGCGGAGCGCGAGGCGCTGTACCGCCTGGCGGACGGCGCCGAGGTGCTGGAACTCGGCTCCTTCGAGGGGCTATCCACGGCCGCCATGGCCCGGCGGGCCAAGCGGGTCCATTCGGTGGACTGGCACCGCGGCGACGCGGGCACGGCCGGCAACGGCGGCGACAACCCCTGGACGCTGCCGGCGATGGCCGACAACCTCCGCGAGCTGGGGCTGCTCGACAAGGTCGTGCTGCACGTCGGCCGGTTCGAGGACATCCTGCCGCTCCTCAAGCCGCAGAGCTTCGACGTGGTCTTTGTGGATGGCGCTCACGACCTCGCCAGCGTGCGGGCGGACCTGACACAGGCCACGCGGCTGGTCCGGCCGGGCGGGCTTATCTGCTGCCACGACACGGACCAAGCGGGCGTGGCAACGGCCTGCAACGAGACCTTCGGCCGCGGCCCGGCGGGTCGGGTGGACACGCTGGCCTGGTACTACGCGGACACGCCCGCCTCTACTTCCGAGGCCCCCGCGGCCCCTGTGCAAGCGCCCAAGGCGCCGCGGGAGGGGGCCGTCGCCTTCCTCGCCCTGCCCAGCTATGGCGGCATGGAGCCGCGCATCCTGCGCGGCATCATGGAGGCCGTGCCGTCCGGCTCGACGGTCGTGGATCGCTGGACCTGGCAGCAGCAGGGCGGCTCGCTCCTGGCGCTGGGCTTTAACACGCTCTGGTGCCAGGCATTGAACACCCGCGAGCGTCACCGCTGGACGCACTTCGCCATGATGCACTCCGACATCGAGGCGCAGCCGGGCTGGCTGGAACAGCTGATCGAGGAGCAACAGCGCTGCGGCGCCGACGTGCTCTCGGTGGTCGTGCCGATCAAGGACGGCCGCGGCCTGACCTCCACCGGCGTTCGCTCCGACGAGCGCGGCGTGCGGCGCATCACCATGAAGCAGCTGTTCAAGTTGCCGGAGACGTTCGGCGTCGAGGACTGCCGCGGCGTCGTCCCCGACGTCGGCGCCGACGACTTCCTGGCGATCAACACCGGCCTGTGGGTGTGCGACTTTACGAAGCCCTGGGTCGAAAAGGTGTGGTTCGGCGTGCTCGACGGCATTAGCCGCGAGGACAACGGCAAGTTCCGGCCCAAGGTGCTGCCCGAGGACTGGCACTTCTCCGGGATGTGCCACCAGCACGGCTTGAAGGTGATGGCGACCCGGAAAATCAAGGTGGCGCACCACGGGGGCGCCGCCTACCGCAACGACACGGATTTCGGCACCTGCGAGGAAGACCCCGGGGACGTTTGGTAAGGAGCACCCGTGCCGCCGGTCAGCGTTTATATCGTCGAGGGGACGCCGCCGCAAACGAACCAGCAGCGGCTGTACGTGTTCAACTCCGAGCTGCTGGCGCAGGAGCACGTGCGGCGGCTGGCGGAGATGGGCTACACCAACGTGGTGTGGTGGCAGATGTAACATGAGCAAGCGAGACATCATGACCGAGACGAAAGTGCCGCCCGCTACCAGGGCGGCTTCCAAGGCGCACGACCTGCAGGCGGCCTTCGAGGCGACGCGGGCCAAGTTCGCGGCCGAGGACATCAACCCCTACGACCTGAACGACCCGCTGGCGCAGCAGAAGTACCTGATCGCCCGCGGCTGGCGCCCCCTGGGCGACCCGCGTCACGAGTACACCCGCTGGCAGTCGCCCCGCGCCGTCTTCCAGGAGACAAAGGCCACGGTCCTCAAGACGGCCCCGCACTTCAAGGGCTGGGACGAAAATGAAAAGCCGGCCAAGCCGCTCTACAAGGACGAGCCGGTCATGGTCAAGAACAAGTTCGGGCAGGCGGAGCAGGTCAAGCAGACCGTCGTCACCTACCCGACCGCCCCCTACCTGCTGTGCCAGGCGATGGAAATCCAGGTCGGCTGGGAGCGGGAGGCGCAGGAGAAGGTCGCGTAAAGCGCCCGCGAAAAGCGCGGGAAATCGAATCGCGATTCGATTTCCCGCGCTTTTTAGCCATCGAAGTGAACTCACCAGAACGTCACGGCCTTTCGGCTCCCCCTGCGTAGGACTGGCGCCGGACCCGACGCAACCCCCACCGGGTCCCGGCCGTGCTCTCCAGTCTGGCGCGCTTCAAAGCGTTTCTGAACGTCTTCGACCCGGCCGACACGACCGAGGACGCCTACGCCGTCGCGCTCGTGCGTGACGCCGACCGCATCCTCAAGGGCTTCTTCAAGCAGGACTTCGAGACCCGCACCTACACCCTGGCGCACAGCGGCAAGGACGAAGTGGACCTGGCGCTGCGCTGGCGCCCCGTGCAGGCTCCCGTCTTCACCTGCTCGCTCACCAACAACTCGCCGACGCTGACCGGCCTGACGCTGGTTAGCAACCTCCAGTACCCCTACGCGGCCAACGGCACGCAGCTGTCGGGCACGCAAAACCTGCTGGCCGGCATGCCCGCCGCGATTGCCGCTTCGTCTTCCGCCAACGCCAAGCTGACGCCGCTGCCGATCAACACGACGGTTGTTTCGGTGGACTCGGCGACGCAGGTAACGCTCAACAACAACGCCACCCAGAGCGGCACGTTCAACGTCGTGTTCGGCATCGACGTGTATTTCAACCCGCTGTCCGGGCGCTACGGCGACTCCTATCAGGCGTTCACGGCAAACAACCAGCTCATGTTGGGTCTCGACTACGTGCTCAAGCGCGACCGGCCCGACGGCAGCAGCAAGAGCGGTTTGATCCAGCGCTTCGGGTCGGGGCCGATTGGTGCCGGCGTGTACGGCGGCTGGGGCTTCGCCGGGGGCGGCTACGCGGGCGGCAGCACGCTGGCCTCGATGACCGCCCAGCCGCTGCCGCGCTGGTTGGCCGGCTGGGGCAACGTGCTCGTCACTTGGACGGCCGGCCTGGGCGTCGGCGCCGCCTACCCGACCGGCGACTTGCCGCAGAACACGACGCTCGACCCGGATTTGACGGAGGCCGTGAACAAGTTGGCCGCGTGGCTGCGTTACGCCGTGCCGCGCGGGGCGCCGCTGGACTCCCCGGCGGCGGGCGACCA